CATCATGATATCCCAGGCGTAGCAGTGCTTGTTCTTGTAGTCCTTCGACTCCTCGATCAGCTCCGGCCGCTTGCCTTCGGCGTAGCAGAGCGCCTGCGCGCCCAGCAGTACCGCCTTCGACCAGTGGACGTTGCTGCTCGCGCCAGCATCGTCAGCAGTCGGCACATTCTCGTGAGAGTGGATGATCACTCCCGACCAGACGCCGAGAGCCCCTTGGAACAACGGGTTGTCCCCACTGCGCTCGCGGGCATACTGCTGCGCCGTCTTCCAGTCGGACGACGTTTCGAGGTCGTACGCGCTGTCCTCCGAGATCAGGAGCACGTAATACTTCTTGCCCCCGATCTTAACCGGACGGATAGGCACGTACGCGCGATTCCCACCGGTCTTCGCCCAACGGCGAATCGCGGTGATCATGTCGAGCGTCAGCTTGCCGTTGGCCGCTGTGAGCGCCGCTTTCGCGGTCGCCTCAGTCCCGGCGCTGATCGACGGTGATGCCGCTGTCCGGTAGAACACCTTGCTCCGCGCCGCGAATATGGCGTCGAAGAAGAGCTTATCGATCTTCTCCGTGCCCCAGTCTTTGATGGCGGTGCGCGCCTCGCCGTCCATGTTGAAGGACGCGCGCTGCCTGTGCAGGGCGCCCTTGTCCTTTACGGCGTGGCGGTACTGGTGGAGTTCGACGTCGAAGTTGGCGGTCGCCAGATCCTCTTCGTTACCTTCAAGGATCTCATCGTCCACCACTCCGTCACCGGTCAGCCGGTAGCGGATGCCGAACGTCATCTTGTCGCCCTGGCCTTTGGTGAGCTCGCTCTTGCGATGCACCAGGTACTCGGGCCCGTTTCCGATGAATCCGTTCTGCTGGAAGTACGACTCCTTTACAGAGTCGCGGTAGAGCTTTTCGTCCCAGACCTGCACTCTTAGTGCATGACTGGTTCCAATTTCTGTCTCAGCCATTGCTTTCTCCTACAAAGCGTTTGCTTTGCAGGAGCAGCCCTATCCTCGGCCAAAGCTCTCGACGAGCGCGTCCAAGTCGCCTTCGCCCAGTTTCGCGATTTCATCGCGGGAGAAGTCCACGCCCCTGGATCGAGTACCGCTCGATTTGCCGTTCAGTCGCGGCGGCTCCTTCGCCGCCCGTTCGACTTTCTTCAGGATATCGCGCGGCCCGTTCTTCGAGAGCTCGTCGTGCTTCTTCTGAAGCTCGAGATAGAGCGTTTTCAGGCGTTCGAACGCAGGCACGAGGTACTTCAGCGCCTTGCGCTCCCTCGCCCGCTTCGCGGCCTGAATGATGAACGGTGCCCCCATCTCTGACGATGTAGGATCTGCCACGAACGCACGTGCAACATGCGGAGGAACCCCGTCCTCGACGAGCAGTTCCTCTATCTCGTCGGGAAAGTATTCGTCCGCCTTGATGTGCTTCGCGACCGCCTGCCGCGTCTCCTGGGTTCGCGCGAGATTCTGGGCTTCGGCATCGCCGGCCTGCAGAGCTTTTTGAGCTTCCCGGATTTCGGCCGCATCATCGGCCGCCTGTTGAGGGTTCTCAATCCACCTGTCGCCCAGGCCGTCTTTGAGCTGCGCTATACGCGCCTCGATATTTTTCCGCTGTGCGCCCCATCTCGAGAGTTGACGTTGGATAAGGAGCTCCTGCCCCTTAGTTTCCTTTTCGCTGCGCTCGACCCGGGCAAGGAGCTCCTGGAACTGTCCGAGCTGTTTCCTCAACTCAGCAGCGTCCTGCGGCTTCTCGGCCGGCGCCGGCGCGGGTGTTTTCTCTTCCTCAACCTCGGGCTGGGGCTCCTCTTCCGGTTCCTCGTCGGGAAACTCCATCTCGCCGCTCGAAAGAGCGTCGATCACATCATCAGGAGCTTCCTCAACCGGCACCATCTCAGGCGCTTCAGTCGTCCCCTCGGATTCTTGTGTCTGTTCGTCTGCCATACGTTCCTATTCAGCGAGCCCGCCTTCCAGCGGGTACTCGTCACCCTGAAACTGTTCCGGCTGCGGCGCCCCCGAATCTCCCGGTGGACGCTCGGCCAGGTGCGGTATGCCCTGCTCTTCCGCGATTTTCGGCGTGATGATGCCTTTCGCCGCCAGGGTCTTACCGATCTCCATGTTCGATGTTTCCTTCGCCACTTCCGTCTGTGCTGCCTGCGCCGAGGCCAGGCTCTCCAGTACCTGCTTCCTCAGCTTATCAGGGATGTCTGCGACGTAGAGCGGCGTCTCCGGCGGGATCTGCGCGCCCGCCTTGATGAGCTCCTGCAGCAGCAGCGAAATGGCGATGCGCGCCGTCGGTGACCACGGGGTCTCGGTGGCCTCGACGGCGTAGTTCTCGATGGCGGCCTGCTCGAACAGCCGCATGATTTCTTCCTCTGAGAACGTGTCGAAGGCCTGGCCGCCGAGCTCCACCCCGTCTGCCTGCTGCTCGTGCTGATTCGCGACAATCCGGTAGATGTCAGCCGGCCGCCGGTACATTTTGATGAGGGGGATGAGCAGCTTCCCGATCTTCTTCTTCGCCAGCGACAGATGATCGAAGATATGCCGGGCCCCCCGCAGCCGCATGTCCTGCCGGTGCATAAGGTGCGCCGCGGACTCGTTCGCGCCGGCCGAATCGACCTGGATGCCGAGGAGCTCCTCGAGCAGCCCGGCCGCGTACTCGACCAGCTGCACGAGTGCCTCCGGGAACTTCGTGCCCGCGCGCTTCGTGGGCGGCTTCGATGCGTCCTGCACCTTGATGAGGAAGCCGGGCGAGTTCACCTCTGACTTGAACATCTCCTTGTCCACGGTCTCGTCCGGGAACGTGTTGTCGTCGTAGAAATACCCGTAAGCCGCCATCTTGTTGACGATATCCGCCGACAGTGACAACAGCTTGTTGATGAGCTTCTGCGGATCCTTCGCGCCCTCGACCAGGCCCCACCACTTGCCGTCTCGAAAGTTGCCGTACACCGGAATCACAAGCAGGTCATCGACCGGCAGCTTCGCCGGGTTCTCGTCAGTGAGCAGTACATTGCCCGCAATCTTCGTGATTCGGATCTTCGTTACGGTCTTGTTGATGACAAAGAAGTCTTCGCTGAGCGCCTTCACCGCCTCGAGGTCTTTCGGCTTCCAGCCGTCAGCGTTCAAGATGAAATCCTCGACGTGGTTCACTATGATCGGCACTTTCGAGTACAGCTTCCGCCGGCACTCCAGCACCAGGTACTCCTTCAAGGCGACGTCGACCAAGCGATTCTCACCGACCAGCACCGGCGTCCGCTGCGTCGACTCCTTGTACATATCGCCTTCGTGCTCCACGTGCTTGTCGGGTTCGCCGTGGTAGTACGTGAAGTCGGCCTGGATATCGTCCGCCTTGTCCGGGTAGAGCTGCTGCAGCTTCGCCTTGGAGTACTGCTTCTCCAGGAACACATACTCAGCGTCGGACCCGTCAACCTTGTCGTGCGGCCCAAATTTGACGTTCTGCCACGGGAAGCGCTCGATGACGAGCTTGCCGGTCAACGACTCCTCATAGTCGATACGCGGCACAATCACGCCGCGGCCGGCGATGATCTGGTCAAGGAAGACCGCCGACTCCTCCATGGTGAAGTTACAGCGACTGAGCTCCACCTTGGTCACGACGTTCAGCAGATCCGCCGTAACCTGGTCGCCGCCCTCAATAGGCGTGTAGGCGATATCGCTCCGCTCGTCCCGCTGGATACCGGAGAGCTCGTTGACGTGCTTCCCGATTTTGTTGAACGTCAGCGCAGCCCGGCACTCGTTCGCCAGGCGCTGCTTCTCCCGCTCGTCCCAGTGCTCGCCGATGTAGTACTTGTCGGCTTCCTTACCTCGTTTCACGCATGCGTCTTCGAGCTTCACGGCTTCGCGGTAGAGCGATACAACCTCCGCGACAACGGAGCTTTCAGACTCCCGCTTCTTCCTCGAGGCCGGCTCCGGGTAGTCCAGGAGCTCCTCGTGGAAGTGGCCGTCTTCCGACGGGTAGACAACCCAGCCCGGCTCTTCCCCCTCGTCGATGAGCTCCCCCGAATCGGGATCGGTTACAGGCTCCCGCCCCTCAGTCTGTCCGATCTCGTGCTCATGGCCGGCGCTCCGCGAACAGTAAACCGTCCCCGTTTCGTCGTTGATGTAAACCACATGGTAGTGCAGGGCCTTCCCCAGGCCGGCCTTCGAGGTAATGAGTAGCTGCTTCACCTCTCCAGGATACAGGTTCCCTGAGCGACGTTAGGCATAGAGCCAGCTGTCCTCGGTGCGCCGCCTTGCCGCCGCATTGCGGAGCTTGGCCCGGTCGTACATGTCCAGCACCCGGCTGGTCGGTGCGGAGCAGTCCTTGAGCGGGAAGTTGTACTCCGCGATCAGGGCGTAGAAGTACGCCAGCAAATCCAACCCGTCATCGTGCCACCGCGGGAACTTGTCCATCTCCGTCCGCAGCCGGTCGCGCATCGCCTGCGGGATGTTCGTCGACACGTGGATCTTCCGGTTCGACAGCGGGTACTGGATATTCGCCAGGATTCTCTCCTGCTTATTCTGCTTCCCGTGGCTCAGCAGCACGAGCGTCCCGGCCTCCTCGCTCACGTGCTTGCCCTTCGCCTTCAGGGCGTTCTTCACGTGGATTTCCCAGGTCGAATTCGCCGGGTTCTCGATCCCGAGCTTCACTATCCGGCCACCGGCATACAGGAACTGCCGCACAATCTCGGCCATCGCGTCCTCGTACTCGAACGGCCG